GTGGTGGTGCTGGTGGTGTTGGATCTGCCGGATCTACTTCCGGGGGCGGCAATGGTGGAAGCGGAGCAATAAACACCATTACCGGATCTTCAGTTTATTACGCATACGGTGGCGGAGGAGCTGGATATAATGTTGCGGCTGGGAATGGAGGGACTGGAGCTGCTGGTAGTGCCGGAAAAGGCTCGGCATCTACCCTTACAACGAACGTAGCCCCTTTTGCTGGCGGTGTTAATACGGGTGGCGGTGGTGGTGGTGCCGCAAACTTCGTGGCCCCGGGGTCTCCTAATGCAGGTGGGGCTGGCGGAAAAGGCGTTGTCATTATTCGTTACGCCGACACTTTCAGCGCAGCGGCAGCAACAACCGGAAGCCCAACGGTTACAGTGACTGGTGGGTATCGAATCTATAAGTTTACCGACACCGGCTCTATTACGTTCTGAGAAACCAAATGGCTTACTTTGCAAAACTTGATGAAACCAATGTTGTGCTCGAAGTTCTTGCTGTTAACAATAATGAGTTATTGCAAGACGGCGTTGAATCAGAGGCAAAGGGAATCCAGTTTCTTGTAGACTGGTCTGGCGGGTGCTCAAACTGGAAACAAACTAGCTACAACCGAAGAATTCGTAAAAACTACGCCGTTATTGGCTTTACCTACGATTCTGCGCGTGATGCGTTTATTCCTCCTCAGCCGTTTGAGTCGTGGGTTTTGAACGAAGAAACTTGTTTGTGGGATGCTCCCGTTGCAATGCCTGTTGATGACCAGCAATATTATTGGAATGAACAAAATTTATCTTGGGTGGCTGGCGATGAGTAAGAAATATATTCAAAGTCAATTTTTTCTTAACATTGTCTGGCTAGCGGTGTAAATATGGCTCAATCGACCTTCACCCCGATCCAGCTCTATTACAGTGCCAACGGCGGAGCCACACCGTCTACTACAAACCTGGCGGCGGGTGAGCTTGCCATCAATACCGCAGACGGGAAGCTTTTCTACAAGGACAGCTCCGGCAACCTGCAGACGATCGCAACCAAGGCAGCCGCAACTAACCCTCTCCCTGTAAACACGGGCGGGACAGGCATCCAGACGCTCACACAGGGCGGGATTGCTTATGGTGGAGCCACGACCTATCTCTTCACTGCGGTGGGCACCACGGGCGATCTATTGAGTTCTAACGGCACAGGAGCCCCCACCTGGATCACCCCGACGAACGCCAACACCGCCTCAACGATCGTCAAGCGCGATGCATCAGGTAATTTTGCCGCGGGAACGATCACCGCCTCGCTTACCGGAACCGCCAGCACAGCGACCAACCTAGCAAGCGGCGCGGCAGGCTCTATCCCCTACCAATCGGGCGCTGGCGCTACCACGTTCCTTGCCGCGGGGACTAGTGGCACTGTCCTTACAATGTCCTCTGGCGGCGTTCCTACGTGGACTACGGCCGGCACATCAACGTTGTCATCAAACTTGGCTGGCGGCTCGGTGGGGGCTCTTCCGTACCAGTCTGCTGTTAACGTAACTTCGTTCTTGTCGGCGGGGACTAGTGGCCAGGTTCTGACGCTGAACTCGAGCCAGATTCCTGCCTGGGGTACGTTGAATTTCCCCTCGTCTGTTGCCAACATTACGGGTGGCGCTGCCGGGTCTTTGCCGTACCAGTCAGCCGCGAGCACTACAGCATTCTTGGCCGCCGGTACTAGTGGACAAGTCCTGACATTAACGTCGGCTCAGATCCCCGCCTGGACGACTCAGGGCGCGGTTACTTCGGTTGCCAATCTCTCTGGCGGATCAACAAACCAGATTCCTTACCAGAGCACCACGAGCACTACCGATTTCATTGGCGCCCCACCAAACACACCTAACTATCTCAAGTATACCGGCAGCGCGTTTGTCTGGGCCAATCCTGTTACGAGCGTCTCCGCCGGCACCGGGATGAGTTTTACGACAATCACCGGCACGGGTAGCGTTGCAATAAATACTAACGAAGTCCCTAGATTTGCCAACGCCGGGACCTTCACCGCCACCCAGATCTTTAGTGGATCGAGCAGCGTTGCATCCCTTGCGCTGAACAATGCTCTTGAAACTTGTACGGTTACGGGTACTGCAGCGTCTGGCAGCCTTAATATTGATGTGGCCACTCAGTCGGTGGTCTTCTACAACACAGCCACTACAAGCCCCTGGACGTTGAATTTCAGGGCAAGCTCAGGGACGGCACTAAGCTTATTCCTGTCAAGCGGTCAGTCGGTGACGGTTGCTGTTCTTGTGCAGACTGGTGCAAGTACCGCCGCATATAACACCGCAGTGACGATTGACGGGGTTGCCCCTACCGCGTTGAAATGGCAGGGCGGGACGGCTCCTACAACTGGCAACGCAAACAGCATCGACGTCTACACCTACACAATCATCCGTACAGGGCCGTCTGCTTATACGGTTCTGGCCGCTCAGACAAAGTTTGCCTAATCATGCCTGTACTTGCAACTTTAGGGGCGGCCTCTACTCGGGGGTTTGGTGGGTTTTATCAAACGACCGCCATCTCTGGGAGTAGCTGGATAGCCAAAGCTGGGCAATACCTTAACGAAACGTCATTTGATGGGACTAGCAATCTATATAGTGTTGGTCGGTTTGGTTTGGTTATTAAAACGGCTTCTGATGGCAGCGCCACGTGGAAAGAAACAATCACTACCGTTGGGCTTCAATTTACTTCTTTTAAAATCAAAACCGTATCGCCAACTGAAATTTACGTTGCCGGGGAATACTTTGATCCCAACAACATCCCTTTATTTGTTGTTTTGAATAGCGACGGCAGCGTAGCGTCCGCAAGATCAATTACAACTAATGGGTTGCTTGATGGGTTAGCGATTTCAAGTGGTGGTTCTGTGTACGCCTCTGGGTATATGGCGACTATAAACGGCGGCACCACTGTGCGCAGCCACTTTCTTAGGATATATAACGGCGCTGTAACAACAAAAAGGTACTACAGCAGCACAGACACGAACGTAAATTTTATAGGTTTTGGCAGTTCCGACTCTGCGTATATATCAAGTCTAAATTCCAATCTAATAATAAAAACAAATTCAAGCTTTTCGGTTTTGTGGAAAACGCTTCCTTCTACTATTCTTCCGGTTGCTTGTGTTGAGTCAAATAACAATTTATATGTTGTCGGCCAGTATACAGGAAGCTCTTCATTTGTTATTGCTAAACTAAACGCAAGCACTGGTTCATTTATTTGGGCAAAGACCCTGACATCAACAACCAGTTCGTCGTGCGTTGCCGTAGACAATTCTTCAAGCGTATATATTGGCGGTAGAACTTCAACCAACAGCGTTATTGTAAAAATTGATAGCGATGGAAATTTGGTTTGGCAAAGAAGTGTATCTATAGGAGTGACTTCTTTCATTAGGTCAATTTCTGTGAACACTGCAACTAATACAATTTATGCGCTTTGCTCGCCAACCTCTACAAGCAACAATTATTCGTTTATCCTGTCCATTCCAACTGACGGATCTTTAACTGGGACCTATTCGGTTGGAGGGACCTCGGTGACGTATTCAAGCACATCACAGACTTTAAGCACTCTGACCCCTACCTTTACATCGCCAGCGTTTTCTTTTACTACGTCAGTGCTTGCCGATGCTAGTAGAGCTACAACCGTGGCTACAGCTACTCCTAGCTATGATTTAATCACCGTTCCATGAGCTGACTAATATGGTTACCGTATCTGACATTGATCACAAAATTGATGCCCACGTTGACGTTTGCGCCGTCAGGTATGAGGGGATTGAAAAAGAAACTCGCGGTATTCATGCTCGAATCAAGCGGCTTGAGCAGGTGTTTATTACCGGCGCCGGGGCAATTATTGGCCTGCTTGTGACGATCATATTAAAGTTCCAAGGGTAAGCCCCTGCCGGTGTAAAATTCGCTCGGGCGCTTGCCCAGTTAACTTTAGGGGGATTTTCATGGACGATTTGATCATTGAGGTTATTGATGGTTCAACGCCGCTTGAGGCCTTGAATTCTTTGTTTTCTGTTTCGTTCGCTGTTGCCGCCGAGAATGGCATCAGTGAGTTCACCTTGACCCGTTTGTTTGACGCTCAGATGTCTGCTCATTTTGAAATTGCCGACGAGGCTGAAGATGAAGGCGAAGAGGGCGGCGAAGAAGACGACGAGTAAAGACAAGGCCCTGGTGGTGATCTGCCGGGGCCAACTAAAGGGCAGACATGGAAATTGCCGAACTTTTTCTCAAGGCCTGGCCGATTCTGCTCGGGCTTGTGACGCTCATCATTGTGCTGTCCAAGCTTGATCTGCGGGTTGCCGTGCTTGAGGAAAAGGTAAAGAGCGCCTTTGAGATCATCAACAAGATGAAGGACAAGCAAAATGGCTGACTTCAACGTTGCTTTTGAGCAAATGATTCGTGACGAGGGCGGTTACGTTTTACACACAGTTCCCGGTGATACCGGTGGGATGACCTATGCTGGAATTGCACGAAACAAAAATCCTCAGTGGGGCGGATGGAGCATTATTGACCACAAAGAAATCAACAATCCGCTCCTTACTGGAATGGTGCGTGGATTTTATAAAGCTGAATTTTGGGATCGTCTTCGAGGGGATGAAATTACGAACCAAGTTGTTGCGGAATCGGTTTTCAACTTTGGCGTAAACACTGGCATGAACGTTGCGGTTAAGTTGGCGCAGTTAATTGTCGGAGCCACCCCAGACGGCGCGGTTGGTCCTGTTACGCTGCAGAAGTTCAACAATGCTGAACCCGAATCGTTCAAGAAATCTTACGCTTTAGCTAAGATTACCCGTTACGCCGACATCTGCAACAAGAACAGGACGCAATCTAAATTCTTATTAGGCTGGCTCAACCGAACTTTGAAAGGGCTGAAGTAATGGATTTGATTGGTATTGGGTCAATAATTGAAGGCGTTGGCAAAGTTGCGGATTCGCTCATTACAACGGATAAAGAGCGCGCAGAGATGGCGTTGGAGGAGCGCAAGCTCGACCTTGAGGAAAAGCGCATTGACCAAGCTACAGACCTCGCGCAAGTGGATATCAACAAGATTGAAGCGGCGTCTACTAGCATATTTGTCTCTGGCTGGCGCCCTGCTGTGGGTTGGGTTGGGGTTGCAGGTCTGGCTTACCAATTTCTTGGGTACCCCTTAATGCAATGGATTTGGGCGTTTGGACAGGGAGTAGAATTGATCCCTGCTGGTTTGGCTGCACCGCCCGATCTTCAAGTTGAGCAGCTAATGACCTTGTTGGCTGGGTTGCTTGGGTTTGGCGGGATGCGGTCATTTGAGAAATCCAAGGGCGTAGCCGCAAAATAAGGAAGTGTCATGGCCGTTGAGATGACGTATGCGAGTTTGGTGACCGATATCTCTTCGTACTTAGAGCGCACGGACACGGCCACGCTTCAGAAGATCCCGACTTTCATCATGCTGGCGGAGCAGGTTATTTCTACGGAAATCCAGTTCCTGGGCAACTTAACGGTTGTGACTAGCACAATGAACATTGGCGAGCCCGTTATTGTCAAGCCGGCAAGGTGGCGCAAGACCGTCTCAGTCAACCTTATTGACAACAGCCAGCGACAGCCGGTGTTCTTGCGTAAGTACGAGTATCTGAGGAACTATTGGCCTAACGCCACCCAAACAGATACGCCAATATACTACTGCGACTACGACTATACGCACTGGCTGGTGGCGCCTACCCCGGACCTAGCCTACAACTACGAGGTCCTGTACTACGAGCGGGTGCAGCCCTTGGACGTTACGAATCAAACAAATTGGTTTACCCAGTACGCTCCCCAGGCGATGTTGTACGGCAGTTTGCTGCAGGCGATGCCGTTTTTGAAAAATGATGAGCGGATCCCGATGTGGCAGGCGCAGTACGATCGGGTAATTGCCACGCTTAAAGCAGAGGACGTTGCCAGAATTGGTGACCGTCAAACAGTCGTGAGGGATTCATAATGAGTTTTATTAGCCCGTTTACCGGGGACGTCATTCAGCCTACCGACGTCTCCTACCGCAGCATCTCTCTAACGGCTAATACGACGCTCTCCTGGCCGGTTAATGGTAACGCCGCGGGTGACGTAATTGCCCGCATCATGGACGTTTCTGCGGCCACTGCAGGGCTAACGATTACCCTCCCGGCGGCTAACCAGGCCTCTGTTGGTCAGGACAGCCTAATCCGCAACGTTGGGTCAAACTCCTTTAACGTTGTAAATAACGCTGGTGGGGCGGTTGCTACTGTTGCCGCTAGCCAGTCTCGTTACATCTACATCTCTACAAACACAACGGCCGCCGGTACCTGGGGCTCTATTGCGTTCGGTGTTGGGTCCTCTAGTGCTGACGCGGCCACTCTAGCTGGGTACGGGATCAAGGCAATCTCAACGACCCTGAACTCCTCTCACCCGGTTGCCACGTTCTCAGCCAACTACACGACGGTGGCCGCTGATAGGTCCTCTACGCTTGTCTGGACTGGCGGAAGCGGGACGTTAACGATTACGTCTGCGGTTACGTTAGGCAACGACTGGTTTATTCTGATTCGCAACGGCGGGACCGGGAACCTTACTGTCAGCCCTAGCTCGGGTCAGTTGATTGACGGAGCGAACTCTATCTCTTTGGCCCCAGGTGATTCGTGCATGATTTGCTGCTCTGGGGCCGTTTTTTACACTGTTGGATTGGGAAGAAGCACCCAGTTTAACTTTACGCAGCTAACTAAAGCTGTTTCGGCCGGTACTTATACCCTGAGCGCATCAGAGGCTGCAAACGTCATACAGAAGTATACGGGCACTATTGCGTCGGCGGTTACGGTCGTATTGCCACAGACGATTCAGGTTTACTACATCACGAACCAGGCTACATCTGCGGTCACCTTCACGACTGGGGCTGCTGGGGCCTCCACGGTGTCGGTCCCTGGCTCTCAACAGGTCATCTTGCTGTGCGACTCAGTGAACCTGTTCAACGCATCCACAATCGCGGTTGGCGGATCTTCGTTGGCCTTGGTTAGTGGATCTGCGGGCTCGCCATCGCTGTCGTTCTTGTCAGAGGCATCGACCGGGATGTATTACCCAGGCACCGGGGAGGTTGGGCTAGCGATCCTTGGCGCGAAGATGTTTGGGTTGACTGCGACTGGCTTGACTATTCCTGGCACGGGGACCTTCACAGGCGGGATTTCTGGTGGGGTTTTCTAATGACCAAGAAGGTTTTTTCGTTAAATACTCTCGCGGGGGTCCAGAGAGACGGCACGGTATTTGATAAGAATTTCTATACCTCGGCTAAATGGACGCGATTTCAGCGAGGCCGTCCGCGTAAGATCCTTGGCTATCGAACGCTTTCAGAGCAGCTAAGCGGCCCCTCTCGAGGCATCTGGGTTAACTCCTCTAATGGCCTCAACCAAGTCTTTTCTGGGTACAGCAGCGGCCTGCAAGAGCTGACGATCGACAGCCTCGGGAACGGCCAGGGTATCCAGAACTTTACCCTCTCAAACTTTACGGCCAGCAGCAATAATTTGTGGCAGTTTGACGGGTTCTATGACGTCAGCGGCAACGGCGTCGGCTCGATCCTGGCTCACCCCGGTCAGAACCTTTCGGCTATTGATAGCACGACCAACACCCCCGTTTTGATTGGCGACATCAACGGGACAACGATGTCGAAGATTGGCGTCTTTACCGCGCAGATTACCGGCAACAATACGACCGTAGTAACCCTTGCCGCCGCAAATACGTTGGTCGGAGTTGGCCAGACAATGACCGGCACAAACGTCCCTGCGAATACGATTGTGAGGGGCGTTAACACTACATCGGTGACCGTTAGCAATGTCGTCCCATCAGGAACTATCACCGCCACCTTTGACAATAACGTAAACGTCTCCGGTGGTGTGGTCGCCCTGCACCCTTACGTCTTCGCCTACGGGAATAACGGCTTTATCAAGAACTGCACCGCAGGCAACCCCTTGAACTGGGTCGGGTTGGACGCTAACGAGGTCAACGTGGCCTCTGGGAAGATTGTACAGGCGCTCCCAGTTCGAGGTGGTACCAATGCCCCATCTGGACTGTTTTGGAGCCTAGACAGCTTGATACGGGTATCCTACTTAGGAGGACAGGGGACGCCGGCTCAATACTGGAAGTACGACATCATCAGCAGCCAGTCGTCCATTCTTTCGAGTCAGAGTGCGATTGAGTATGACGGGGTCTATTACTGGTGCGGCGCGGATAGGTTTCTGTTGTACGCTGGATCGGTCAAGGAGATCCCGAATAATTTCAATCAGAATTATTTTTTTGACAACTTAAACTATTCTCAGCGCCAGAAGGTGTGGGCTTGCAAGGTGCCCAGGTATGGAGAAATCTGGTGGTTTTATCCTCGAGGGGACGCCACTGAATGCACGGACGCTGTCATTTATAACGTGCGGGAAAACGTTTGGTATGACGCAGGCGAGGCTCTAGGGGCAAGGAGGAGCGCAGGCTACTTCTCGCTGGTGTTCCAGTACCCGATCATGGCCGATACCACGACCCTGCCCAGTACCCAGGTGTTCGTCAAAGAGTACATCGCAACGAGCGGCAGCGTCTGGTTATACAGCGACACTGCCAGCACACAGGTTTCCGCTCTGCAGGTCATTAGCGGCTCTACTGTGGCTACCGGCACCACTGTGGTTACTGATGTTTCTAACAGTATCAAGACAATAGGGACGATCGTTGGCGGCTCTGGTTACACAAACGGAACCTATAATGCGACTGCATTGTCTGGCGGCAGCGGATTTGGTGGTACGGCGAACATTGTTGTAAGCGGAGGGGCGGTTACCTCAGTGACAATCGTCTCCCGCGGTGCTAGTTATGTGGTCGGCGGATCTCTTACGGCAACCATCCCTGGCGGTGCCGGGTTCTCTGTCCCGATTACGGCTGTCTATACCCAGGGCATTCAAATGTCCGCCGCGGCAACAAGCTCTGCAACGGCAGAGTTAACGTTCAGCACCCCGCCTGACAGAATCAAAATCTATCAGCATGAGTACGGCACGAATCAGGTGACCAACCAGTCCGTGTCCGCGATTGAATCGTACTTTGAGACCAATGATCTGGGGTGGGTCTCTGGTGGCCCTGCAGCCCCTTCTAACCCCACTGGACAAGGTGGAACCGCGGCTGATAATCGGTGGATTCGACTTGAGCGGGTGGAGCCTGACTTTGTGCAGACTGGCGATATGTCCCTAATCGTTACTGGGCGCCCTTATGCTCAGTCTGAGGACACGGAGTCTGAACCCTATGTCTTTAGCCCAACAACCGGCAAGATTGACATGAAGGAGCAGCGCAGGGAGCTTCGGTTGCGGTTCGTGAGTAACACACTGAACGGAAACTATCAATCCGGCAAGATTTTGTTAGACGCAGACATCGGCGACGTTCGGGGCTACTAATGGCAGTTTTGTATGACCCAAGGTACCATTCGTTCGTGGAATGGGCTGACCTGATGGTGGAACAGTTTGCCGCCAACCAGTTGGACATTCCCAACGAGAGCACGGATTGGCGGGACTGGGCGAGGGCCCTCAACGCTATTGATGTGTTCGCGACTCAGGCGGTCCCGTCGCCCGACATCTACGATAACTGGGTTGACTGGGCCTTCTCCCTCATGAATTGCATGGATAACAATGTCTGACACGATTTTTGTTGGAATCTCTTCATATCGCGACCCGTTACTAGCCCACACAATCAAAAGCGCCCTAGACCACGCCAAGTACCCAGAGAGGCTTAGGTTTGGCATTGTTGAACAGGAGGTCCTGGAGCACCGCATAAACCCGAGTGCTTTTTTTGGCGCAGATATTACCTACATCGCGATAGACCCGACGGCCTCGAGGGGCGCTTGCTGGGCTCGGTCTATTCAGATGTCGCTGTACAACGACGAGGACTGGATGCTGCAGTGTGACTCGCACACCATTTTTGGGGATGACTGGGACGAGTATTTTGTTGAGATGAGCAAAATCTTGCGCATGAGAAACAAGAAGTGCCTGATCTCTAGCTATCCTCGAGGGTTTACCTTTAAAAACGGGAAGTCAACGCCGGTCATTGATGACGAGAAGGTGATTGGGCACGTTTGTACAAAAGAGGCCTCCTTTGAGGAAAACGGGGTAGTGATACCTGTACATCCAGTTGGGGTGGACTCTTTGGTTCCGGTGAGGGGTTTTTATATTGGCGCTGGGTGTATTTTTTCGCCAGGAAAGTTTGTATATGACGTCCCGTACGACCCCTATCTTTACTTTAACGGGGAGGAGCACTCAATGTCTGTCCGAGCTTTTACGCATGGATGGGATGTGTATCATGCCCCTGCGATGCCAATTTATCACCTGTTTGAAAATGGTGACGGCGACAGCTACAGGAAGAAGCACTGGTCGGACGTTGAGAACGAAGATCGTAAGTTAAAATGGGGCAATCTAGATTTGAGGTCCAAAATGCGCCTTTCTGCGATGTTATTCCGCGGCGAAGATGTTGGGCGGTTTGGTTTGGGCAACGTTAGGACTTTAGAGCAATTTGCCGAGTTTTCTGGAATTGACTACAAAAACAAAATAATTCACGAAAAAGCTCGAACGGGTACTTGGGGTTAAATAATTTAATTTGAAGAAACAATAAGAGATATGTAATGGAAGACTGGAAATTAGGGTATGGGACCCTTGTTAAACAAATGCTTGACATTCAAGGTCTAGCAGATGTGTATAAAAACAGATCTCCGATATCTTCAGATACGCACATTAAAAATATTGCCACTTCTCTGGCAAGAGATTACGGCATCACCGATCTGTCTGATATTGGCGTACGGGAAGTCATACGCCCTGGCTATGCGGTAGGTAGTGACGAATCGTACAATTGGATTCCGGACGAAAAAGTGCCGGAGTATTACAACAAAAAAAAACCCAATTTAGTAATCCCCGGTTATAAATTTGCTTCTGAAGGCTCGGGCGAAGGGTTTAGCGATTACAACCTTCAGTCAATGCCAGACGGCAAAGGCGGTTTTTTTGTTTTACCAGTTCAGCAATATAGTAAGTCTGGGTCTAGCGAATTTGTTGAAGTCATAACCCCGACGATACTTCCGCTTATTTTTATTGGTCTTTCTCTTACTCCAGTTGGAGGTTTAATTGGAGCCTCTGTCGGCCTAACGGGGACCGCTGCTAGCTCTTTCGGAACTGCCGTTATTTCAACTGCAATTCAAGCCGCTACGGGAAAAATTGAAAATCTTGGCGAAGCTCTTGAGTCTTTTGGAAAAAATTTTACAGGAAGCTACTTAGGAAATTTGGTAAGCGCTGAAATAGGGACTGTTCTTGACAAAACTTTTGGGTATGGCGATGTAGCTAACGTAATTAAACAAACCGTCGTCAACGCAACAGGCAACGCAGTCCAATCAATTATAACAACAGGTGACGTTGGTGATATTCAAAAAACGTTTGCAACAGCCGGCGTTTCTGCTGCGGTCCCCTATATATTAGGCAAAGTTCCTGGCATTGAAAATTTATCAAAAGGATCTCAAAAAATAATTGGAGACGCCTTAACGGCAAAGCTCAATAACCAAAAAGTAACTCCTGCCATAATAAACTCTGCAATTACGGCGTCAAAAATTATTACAGATTCTGTAAAAGGTCTGGGCCTAACGCCGCAACAGGAAAAACTTTTGGTATCTGGAGTGTCAAATACTGCAGCAGCTTTAATACAAAACAAACCAATTGATCAGGCTCTTGTAAAAACAATTATAACAGCCGGGCAAAATGCTTTTGATACATTATCCAAATCAGGCGGAGATTTTTTAAAGAAAGATTTAAGCCCAGGGTCCAGGGAAAAAATAAATTCGGCCGGAGATTTGTCGCTATTTGTTGAAAAAGCGGGGCTTGACTTAGAAGACTTGGTTGACACGATTTCCGCGAATCAAAACAGGCAGTCTGTAATTCAAGAGCGAATGACAGATATAAAAAATCAAATAAACCCAGCAATTTCTGAGTTTGAAGCGGCCCAGCAAGAAAAAGAAAAAGCGACAAAAGATTATTATGGTTTGATTGAGTCAGGGGCTGATTTTGAAGCAATCAAAAACCAAGTTAATGTCATCAACAGGGCAAACGAAAAGTATTCAATTGCATCTTCTGCGCTATTAAACAGGTGGGACAAATTTAAAGTTGAAACGGAGTCTCTCAACAAAGAACTAGACACTTTAAAAACGAACATCCCCAAAAACATTCAAGAGTTCAACAACCTCAAGGCCGACCTGACGGCTGCTGGATCAAATCTAAAAGAGTACAACGACAAGCTAAAAGACCACACTGAGATTGCATTTGTAAAGTCTTTGGCCCCGGAATTTGATGCAAAACAATATTCAGATTTGCACGGGAATCCGCCAGAGGATAGTTATGATCATTGGCTATCTTCTGGAATGTCGCAGCCGATCAACAAGTCTGAGCAAAAGCTAAAGGACCTATCTAATAATCAGGGTATTGCTGATGGTTTATCGAAGGCTGCAAATGTGCCTGCTTCGATGCTTGACCGGAATGTCGTTGATAAACTTGCTGACGCCTATAGTGACTACGGCGACCAGACCCCTTCTAGCTTTACCGTCAAGCCATCTGCAGCAAGGGAATGGGCGACAGCTGCGTACCAGGCAGGCCAGAACGGTCAGAAAACGTTCCAGGTCACCGGCGAAGACGGTGTGGTCTACACAGTCAACACGCCACCTGAAGCGTTAGCAAAGACGACCATTGTTAAAGATAAGGCGCCTGCCCTATCGACGGTCTATGGCTCTTGGAACCCTCCTCCTCTTAGTGTTTTTGAACTTCCAACTGGGGCAAAATTTGCGACGCCGGATCAGATTTACAAGGAGAGGACTGCCACAATGTTCCGAAACCCGGACGGCAGTTATGTATGGGTTCAAATTCAGAGCGCTCGAGTTCGGGACCAGAAGTACGGAATATCCGACCCTGATGAGATAAAAAAGCTTGACCCAACTGCTTATCTTTCAACTATAAAAAGTATCCCAGCAAACATTCGTCCTGCTTCTTTGGATAAACAAGAGTCTGAACTTTTTAAATCCGCAGCCGGAATTATTGACAGTTTAAAAGATAAAACTCCTGGCGTTATTAGGGATGCCGTAGCAATAGCTTTAAACGGCGGAGCTGATGCCGCTAATATTTTTGCTTTGGTTTCTTCAGCTTTGGGGGTTGATGCCAAAAACACAGCCGCTGGAAAGTTATCAGACTCTCTATCAAAACTTAGTGATAAGGTAAGGACTCCGGAGACGCAGGCCGCTTTAGATAAAATGACCCAATCCGTTTCTGGGGCAAAAGGGTTTTCTGGAACCGCGGGTGCAATTGCAGAAAATCTTTTTGAAAATCCGCTACCTATTTTATCTCACTTTATTGGAACAGAAGTTGTAAGTGAGTTGTTTACCGGCGGGCTTGGTGCTGTAGCTGCAAAGTATGCGACCTCTGCTGCTAGGTCGTATGGTGCGACACAGGAGCTTGCTTCTAAGATTGGCAGCCGGACTGGGGTAGTGGTTGCTGAGGGCTCTGAAACCTTTGCTGGGGCAGTCGGGGGCTTTGATTCTACTTATAAAGATGTATATTCTGCGGCAATAAAAAGCGGAAAAAGCCCGGCTGAAGCGGCAGAAATGGCCATGACTGCAGGGATGTCAGTCGCCGCGGCAACACTTGTCACCTCTACAGCCTTGCAAGCAAAAGGCAACAAGGACTCTTCAAATTTATTATCAAAGGTTTTGGTTAAAAACGGCGATACACCCGCTGGACAAAACGCTCAAGACGCTTTAAACAGATATGTATCTACAGTCAGAAAAACAACGACTGGGGAGGCAAAGGAAGAGGCGTTTGAAGACGCAGTTCCCGCTGTGGTTGCAGACATATATAAAGCAGCGAACGGTCTTGAGTTTGACACAGGAAAAAATTTAGCACTGGCCGCTTTTTCTGGGTTAATCGGGGGGGGCACTGGTGGTGTGCTGGCTTCTGCGGCCGGGTTGAAGGGAAACCTTGCTGTTTTTACAAATCCTGATATTGCAATAGCCGTCGCTCAAGGTCAGAAAGTTGACCCTAATGATGTTGTTAACTCAGCCAAGGCAATCTCTTCTATTGCGGATGCGGCAAAGGCAAGTGGAATTACTGACCCAGATCTTGTTGCTCACATCACAAACAGTGCCAATTCAAAGTTTGCTGTTACGCGTGACGAAATTGATGAAATGTATCGGGCGGAAGGAGCGGAAAGCCCAGTTGAACAAGTTTATAGGTCTTTGGTTAGGACAGGTGGGGATGCCGCCAGGGAGTTGGAAAACGCTAGGGCTGCGATAGACCCAGATTATGTATCTCGAGATGAGTTGCGAGACATTGCGAAGCAGTTTGACAACTTTGTTGTGCCGGATGAGCTGGCTGCCAAATATACAGGATCGGGAAAAGAAAAGGATGTTTTACAAAAAGCCGCAGTTGAATTTAAAACTTTAGCGGAAGTTTCTGTAGGAATTGATGTCGCCAAAGATGCTGTTAAAAACGCAACCAACTCCAAAGCTATTGCTGATGCCCAAGCTATTGTTGATGCTAAGACTGCTGTTTATTCTAAAGCATTGGCTGATGCGCAATCTTCTGCTGTTACTAAAAACCCTTCTTATTCCCAAGCTTCACGCGACAAAGACGTTGCTGATGCCCTAGCTGTTCAAGAAAAATCTTCTATTGCTTGGGCCTCCATACGCAAGGCTGAAACAGACGTATCTTCTTCTCTAGCCAAAGCTAACGCAGACAGAGAATCTGCTTGGGAAGCTTCTGCAAGCCAAAGAGCTGCTGACAAGGTTTCTCTTGATATTTCTTATTCCAAAGTCGCTTCTGATGCTCAAGCTGTAGTAGACAAAGCCTCTGTTGATGCCCAAGCTTCACGCGACAAAGACGTTGCTGATGCTGTCAAAGCTGCGGCTAGTTACCAAGTTTTTAGAAGCAAAGAAGTGGCTGATATACAAGCCGCATACGACAAGACCGTTGCAGATTCCATTGCAAGAGAATCTGCTTGGAACCAAACTTCAAGAGATAAAACTGCTGCTGCTGATTCCAAAGCTTCATACGACAAACTCGTTGCTGATACCCTGGCTGACCAAGAAAAATCTTCTATTGGTTGGGCCTCTATACGCAAGGCTGACGCAGACGTATCTTCTTCTCTAGAAAAAGCTAAAGCCGACAGAGAATCTGCTTGGGAGGCTTCTGCAAGCCAAAGATCTGCTGACAAGGTTTCTCTTGATATTTCTTATTCCAAAGTCCATGCTGATGCCCAGGCTGTATTAGACAAAGCCTCTGTTGATGCTCAGGCTTCACGCAACAAAGACGTTGCTGATGCCATAGCCGCTCAAGAAAAATCTTCTATTGCTTTGGCTTCTATACGCAAGGCTCAAACAGATGGAACTTCTATTGCTAAGGCTGCTATAGACAAGATCAACTCAGACAACGCTTCTATTGCTAAAGTGTCTTTTGAAAAAGTTAGAGTAGAGAAAGCTTCTATTGTTAAGGTTTCTGTAGATAAGGTTAATGCAGACAAAGCTTCTATTGCTAAAGTGTCTTTAGACAAGGTTAAAGCAGACAAAGCTTCTATTTCTAAAGCTTCTGTAGACAAAGTCAACGCAGACAAAGCTTCTGTTTCTAAAGCCGCTGCAGACAGGGCTTCTGTTGTTAAGGCTTCTATAGAAAAGGTTAAAGCAGACAGAGCATCTGTTGCTAAAGCTTCTGTAGATAAGTTTAATGCAGACAAAGCTTCTGTTGCTAAGGTTTCTGTAGACAAAGTCAACGCAGACAAAGCTTCTGTTTCCAAAGCCGCTGCTGATGTTAAAGCATCTGTTGACAAAGTCTCTAAAGAAAAAACTTCTGCTGACAAGGTTAAAGCAGACAAAGCTTCTGTTGTTAAAGCTTCTGTAGACAAAGTCAACGCAGACAAAGCTTCTGTTTCCAAAGCCGCTGCTGATGTTAAAGCATCTGTTGAC